CAGAGTCGAGGTTAGTGTTAGATGGATGATTAAGCGTATTTTTTTGTTGCGGTTAAAGTTGGTGCTTTTGCTTCAGCCAACTGATAAATTAATCTAAATAATTCATGGTTTGGCGTCATTTAAACACCCCTTTCATTACGTTTGTCATGTCTTCCTGAAATTGCGGTTGAATTTCCTGAACCGCCGGGCGCATGAATGGCGTCCCCGGCTGAAACCGGGTCCCATATTCCTGATATCCGGAATACCCGGCTTGTGCGTGAATATGTGCTTCCATACCGGGGTAAGAAGTAGTAATGTGATTTTTTAAAAAGCCCGTGTCTTCAGGGGCTTTCTTTTTTGCTACTGCTTTAGTACGTTCACCGTTGTTTTTCAAAACGGCTATAGAGAGTTTAACAGCGTTTGGGTGAGCGTTTGAAATCGTCATGGTCAACTTTTCCAAGCCGTGCCATTTAACACTAACCATTGTTAGGGCCTACCTTTTTCAAGCGTACAGCCCCTTTTATTGGGGCGTCAATCGCTTCGATAGGTTCATAGGTATCGCCATTAAAAACGGCCTGATCAAAAGGCGCTTGCTCTTTTTGGAACCGGCAAGAAATCACTGTATCTGTCCGGTTTCCGTACAATTCAAACACCTTTGATTGAGTGACTTTATTCACCAAGCAAGGGACTATTACAGTCTTTCTTGCTTCCGTTTCATACTTATCCGTTTCCGGGTTGTATTTCTTACGCCCCCCACAAATTAAGGTAATTCGGTTCGGTGTCTTCATAGAAAAAACACCTTTCCACGTTCCCGCTGTGAACCGTCTAGGCCAAAATCCTTGTTAAGAATGGCCATATACGGTTTAAATAGGTTATCCCATTCCTGATAGGTAACAGAATAACCATCAACCGTTTCAGACGTTACACCTTCCGAACCTTTCCGCCCGTATAGCTTATACACCACATTTTCGATCATGAAATTATACTTACTAGCTATTTCTGCCGTGCCTGTCAGGCCTTTGAAATAACTTTCAGCGTCTTCCACTAGATCAGTTAACAAATCATTTTCTAAATTGTCAGTCGGATCAATACCCAACCGACGTTTAATTTTTGCAAGTTGGGTCGCTTCCATCTGCTCTATTCCCCTTCGATAGTTTGGGCAAGTGCTACTAGATCCGCTTTTTTGGCGTCCGCTTCATATTCTACGCCTGATTTTTCTAGTAGTTCTTTCAATTCTGCCACTTTCAATTTTTCAACTGGTTTTTCTTCAACTTCTTCAGTCGGTGCCACTTCTTCAGTCGGTGCTGGTGCTGGTGCTTCCGCTTTACCTTCCGCAATAATCACACCTTTACCGACTAATTCAGCAATTCGGGCGCCTGATACTGTAAAATCAGGGCGCGGGTATAGGTCACCGACTTCATAAAAGCGGTTATTATCTTTGGTATCAATGATATTTTTAGTTACAATATAAGCCATTGACTACCCCTTTCTAATTAATTAGACATTTTCAGCGGAAGCTGTCAATTTAGCAAAGGCGTTTGCCTTAGTAACCATTACAGCGATATCCATAGTTACGCGAACCGCTACCATTTCTTGTTCGAATAGGTTGATAGGTGTACCATCTGAATTTTTCATGGTAGAAATTTGGCCTTCTTCAGAAATCTTGAAGTTAATGTTATATGGAACGCCATAGATCAAGCTGTTGAAGTCACCGGCCAAAAGGTCGCCTTTCTTAAATTGTTTTGATTTAAGGTCAACCGTAGTAATACCGTCAATGGTATTAGTTGCTTTGTCGTAGATCGTTTTCTTATCACCGTCACGGCTTTCACGCAATGCAGAACGGTTTTGAATCTTAGAAACAAAGGCATTAGGGTTAATGTCGGCTTCATAAAGTTTATCTTCCAATTTAAGAAGGTTTTCATAGTTGATAGGACCAACAACAACCTGACTTGAATCTTTAGCAGATTTTGCCACTGAGTTTGCAAAAGGCGTTTCATGTCCCAAAAGTCCAGCTTCATCAATTTTAGTATGGAAAGCTTCCACGATCTGCGGTTTCATGTCTTCAAAGAATTTTTGCCATGTGTAGTTCAAAGCTTCACGGGAAGCAACTAGGATAATACCCAATTTGTGAGCTTTAAGACTTACCGGAACGACTTCAGGTTTATCAGTCTTGATTTTTTCGGTTTCGTTTACCCAATAAGCTGAAACTCCGTCAGTTTGGACATAAACGGTTTTTTCTTGCAAGCCGTCCATTTCGTGGTACTGTCCAAGTTGCATTACTACTGAATTTTCAGCGACATCTTTCATAATAATGTCGGTCATTTGTTTAGTAAAAGTTCCGTCTTTCTTTTCTGAAACTAGGACTTTATCAGGGTTAAAAGTTTGTACTGTCATATTTTAAAGTTCTCCTTTAAGGTGTTTATTTAATGATTCGGGAATTTCGGAAAATATCCCCTTTGTCTTTGCTTTCCGCCCCGTTGAGTTCGGAAGAAACTTTTGGGGGTTCAGATTGCGAATATTCGGCCTTGATCTCGCTGATAATGCTTTCAAGGTCTGAAATAGCTTGTAAAGTACCTTCAGCGGTATCTTTAACAACAAAAGAAATCACTTTATCATTGACCGGAAGTTTCCGGCTAGAAAGTGTTTTAATGGCTTCATCTGTCAATTCTCGCTTGGTTTGTTCTTTCTCTAAACCGGCGATCTTATCAAGTAAAGCTTGTTTTTCTGCTTCAGCTTCTTTCCGGCGGTATTCTTCCAATTCCTTGCCGGTCAGTTCGCTTTCTGCCTTGTATTTCTCCAAGGCTTTAGAAATTGCGTCCGCTGTATCTTTGGAATGTTTTTCTTCCAAGGATTTCAATCGGCGTTGCATTTCGGCCACTGATACCATCTTTTCGGTTTCCTGTGTCGGAGTGCTAGCTTGTTCCTCAACTGTTTCCGGTGATTGTGGTTCAATCGCCTGTGGTGTTTGTTCTTCTGCCATTAGTAGGCTCCTTTCTACGCTTTTACGGGCAACCCCCCCGAACTCATGCAACTTTTAACGTCATTTAGCACGGTTTGGACAAAGAAAAAAGAAGGTGAAATTCTAAATTTCATCTTCTTCGTTTAGTTTAAAATCGTTTAAGGTGCTACCACCTTTTTTATATTTTAGTTCGATATGTCCATAACCCGAGCACCTACAATTTGGGTGCATAGGGTACATATTCACACCCTTTTCCAATTCATCAACCGGGAAGGCCTTGCCGTCCAAAGGGGCGCATATCTCACACGCTCCCGGTTCAGCTACAAAAATAAAATGTGTGAACTCGCCATCCACCAGCATTTCTTTTTGTGTGTCCGCATTGATTCGGGCTATTTCCGTTTTGATCAACCTTTCAGCGCTTGACCGGCTAGCGCCGTATTTCTTAGCTAGTCGATCCCGTTCCTGTTTGTAACCCATCATATCCGTATAAATACGGTTCAGGGAAGCAAAGACATCCTTTTGTAAGGTTTGCTGTAAGCCTGTTTTACCCCAAACACGGTTAGAGAATGATTCACCGTAAAAATCAGCGTCTAAAATCGCTTCTAGGCGCTTTTTCACTCCCTTGGATGAATTACCCAAAATCCCAGCTTGGCGCTCAAATTCGCTTAGTATTTCGCTTCTACGGGCCTTATCAAACATTTCATAGGTTTCCGCTGTCAGGTTTTGTATTTCCAAGTCTAATTCAGCCTTTAAGAGTTCCAGCCGGCTTACTTTCATCTTCAAGTTGTAAACTCTCAACCATTCATTAGTAGCTGGGCTGAAGTCCTTTTCTTTTACGGCCTTATAAGCCTTTTTATTGAACTTAGTAACGTCCATTCTATCGGCCCGTTTCATGGCTTCCTGTTTAGTCAAACCCTCACGGCCCGCATAATTGATATAAAAGCGGTCTATTTGGGCCTGAAGGCGGTTATAAGATTCCTGATAGATTTCAACCAAGATTCTTTCACGCTCCAAATCCCTTTTCATTAAAGCGGTTTGGGCCTTGCGTTCGGCGTTGTATCTCCTATTGTCCGCTATCTTCAGATTCATCTGCCACACCTACGCTTTTCACTCTTTCAAAATCGCTTGCGCCTTCTT